GAGCTGGAGCAGCCAGTTCATCATCGGCCTGATCAACGGCTGCGGGCGCTTCAGCCCGCTGCGGTACGAGATCAGCGGCAGCGGCGACAGCATGGCCTGCTACTGCGAGGCCACGGAGCTGGCGAGCGGCAAAGACCTGAAGGGTCCGACCGTGACCATGGCGATGGCCAAGAAGGAAGGATGGGCCACCAAGAGTGGCAGCAAGTGGCAGACGATGCCCGAGCTGATGATCCGATACCGGGCCGCGGCCTTCTGGGGGCGTCTTTACATCCCCGAGCTGCTGGTGGGCATCCAGACGCAGGAGGAGGTGCTGGACGTGGAGCCGGTGACGATCAGCGAGACACCGGCCGCGAGCGTGCATGACCTGAACGAGAAGATTACGAAGCAGAAGCCGGCTGCTCAACCGGCCAAACAAGAACTAGTGGAGGAGGTAGTGCTTGATGACGAAATCTTCTGAGGCTGGTTATCTCCAGCCGCGTGAGCTTGCTGAGCGTTGGCGCGGTGTCGTGACGCTGAGCACGCTCGACAACTGGCGCAGCCAGAACCGTGGCCCCCGGTTTGTAAAGATCGGCGGCCGCGTCCTTTATCCCGTTGCAGAGGTTGAAGCCTACGAGCTTCGAAACCTGCGCGGGATGCCCAACACACCTCCTAACCAACCGAGACCATGAGCTTCAAGCTAAACCTGAGCATTTTCAAGAGCACCAAGCCTGAGTCGAAAATCGACTTCTCCGGAATGATGAACATCAAGGTGGAGGAGCTTGATGCGCTCTGCCGCTTTGTGATCAGTCAGACCCCGGACCAGTACGGCAGCGTTCAGGTGCCGATCACTGGTTGGAAGAAGACCAGCAAGAGCGGCCTGGCCTATGTGAGCGCCGTGGCGCAGCCACCGCGTGACTACATCGACCAGGCAGTGCATAATTTAGCTGCCGCTACCGGCGGTGCTGTCTCTGAGTTGGAAGACGACGTCTTCTGACAACAAAAAGGGGGCAGCTGACACTGCCCCCCAACACTCCACTGAACCAACTTAAGCCATGAGGACCCAGACCGTTCTCGTCACGCCTGCGATGGCGCGCGAGATGCTCCAGAAGAACCCACGCAACCGCAGCTTACGCCGCAGCAACGTCCGCTACCTGGCCACCGAGCTGAGATCGGGCCGTTGGCGCCTGACCCACCAGGGCGTTGCCGTTGCCACCGATGGCACGCTGCTGGACGGCCAGCACCGGCTCAACGCCATCATCGAGGCTGACACCTCGGCGCTGATCAACGTCAGCTTCGACTGCGACCCTGAGCTGTTCACGGTGATCGACACCGGCTCGGCCCGCACTACCGCTGATGTGCTGCGCACAGCCGGCGCCGTCAGCCAGCACGAAGCGACCATCGCAGCCACCGCCAAGCTGGTGTACCTGTACCGCAACGCGCCGAATGTGACCTGGACGGGCGAGGTGTCCCGCCTGTCGTCGTCGCTGCTGCTGGCGGAGCACCAGCGCAATCCTGACCTCTACCTGTGGGCCGTGCGGCTGGCGCACCGGGCGCGCAAGGACTTCAACGCGCTGAGCCTCAAGTCAGCCACCGCGGCGTTCGCGTTCCTGGCGCTTGACGAAAGCGGCAACAGCGGCTTGAAGCACACCGAGGTCGAGGAGTTCGTGATGAGCGTGGCCAGCGGCGCCAACCTGGCGAAAGGCGATGCTCGGATGACATTCCGCCAGCAGCTGATCAACGGCTGGGCACCGAGCGGCGGCGGCCGCGGCTCTCAAGTGTGGCTGGCCTGCTGGCTGCGGCTGTTCAACTTGTATCTGAGCGGCACGCCGCTGAAGATCTTCAAGACACCAGCCATCACGCCGATGCCCAAGCTGATGTTTTGAGTTACATCAGCTCCAGCTCCAGGCGGGCGATCTCATTGACCGCTGCCTGGAGCATCTCCTGCTGGTGGTAACACTGCTTGAGGAGCTTGGCAGCGAGCGGGCCGAGGTCAGGGTGCCGCTGGATGTCACGGCATTGTTTCTCGATGAGGAACTGTTTTTCAGGCGGTATTTCGACCGCCATCCATTGACCGAAATCCATTGTTCTGGGGCGGACAGCCCCATGATGCCCATGCAATGCCCGAAGTGCAGTTACGACATTCACCGAATTCGGCAGGTGAACAGCCTGGATCCTGAGCGCATTGTGCGGCAGCGAGAGTGCACGGAATGCGGTTATCGCTGGTTCACGGTGGAGCTGCAGGTAACGCCCTATGCGCTGTATTGGCAGCGGGTTGGGCATGGCACGAGCGGCAAGCCGCAGGTGCGTGACGACGCGGTGGTGAAGCTGGCGGTGGAGCTTGGCGTTGAGAAAAGTTAACGCCCTCATTGCCGGCACCGCCGGTGGTGCTGCATACTTAGCTCACCGGGGCCAAGCGCCCCACCCGGCAGCCCAGAGGCTGCATGCAGCATGAGCGTCATCAAAGAGCTGACCATCGTTGGCCGCTTGGTTGAGATCCAGGGCACCGCTGCGGTTGTCACCTTCAAGATGGGCGACATGCCTACCGGCGTTATCCGGGCCGAAGGTCTCAAGAAAATTGAGACCACTGAAAACGGCGCGATGGTCGGCCTGATCCTGCGCAATGCTCGGCTCGACGAGCTGGGCATCTGGGTCGGTACTGCCACCAACCTTCACCGCCTCGGCGCGCCGGCCTGAGCCCTTCGGGGCTCTCCACCTACCTTCACCACCATGACCTCACCTGCTGAAGCCCGCGCCACGTTCGAGCAGCGTCACGCTGAGATGCGCCAGAACGCCGGCGACTGGCTCCTTAAGAACCGCAACGCCCTGCAGCTGATCCAGTCCACCCTGGTGGATAAGTGGTACAGCACTGCTGAGCAGCTGCACGACGATTCAAACCACAGTTCAGACCTCTGCTGCTTCCTTCAGGAGATCGAGGACGCTGTTGACCTGCTCGGCAGCACGATCGGTGACCTGCGCAGCCAGCGTTTCTGGCCCGAGCCTGAAACCGCCAAGCAACTTTCTGGAGCCGACTCGTGATCAACCGCATCAACAACGCCATCTGCCTGCTGGTCGTCGCCGCCGTGTTCGCCATGATCGGCCTCGAATACGGCAACCAGGCTGGCGCCAGCCACACCGGCACTCAGTCCTACGTGGAGGTGCGCCAGTGACCCCGCGCCGCTTCTACTTCCAGATCAAGTCCGCCAACGTGATCGAGTGCGTGCTGGCGCACAGCCTCACCGAAGCCAAGCTGATTGCCGCCGACACCTGGCTGAACTGGTGGTCAGAGCTTGAGTGGCTTAACCCTGAAAACGTCACCGACCCCAACGAACATGCCTGACATTCCGATTGGCACGATGCTGCCGTGGCAGTGGGCCGAAGATGAGCCCACCAGTAAGCACGGCGAAGGCATCAGCCGGCCGCGGCCAAGAGCCCGCACCCGCCAATACCGCGTGGTCGTCTACCCCCGTGGTGCCCAGCCGATGCTGTGGACCACCCAGGCTGAGAACGTCAAAGCCGCGATTCGCTATGCGCAGAACCGCTGGCCCGGCGCTGAGGTGGAGGTGGCGTGACTGACCTCTCCCCTGCCGCGCAAGCAGTGCTAAGCGCCTTTGGCAAGTACCCATTGCACGGTGATCACATTGCCAAAAGCCTGATGCACGGTGCCCTGCCGGGCGCCCTTCGAGCTGTTGCGGGTCAGCTTCAGATGAGCGGGCCGTTTGGTGACACCGATGCTGACGCGGGTGTGTTCGCCGCGCATCAGGCGATCCACGCTTGGCTCCTCGCCATCGCCGCCGAGCTGGAGGCCGAGCCATGACCGACATCCGCGCCAGAATCAACCGGCTGATCTCTGACAGCGGCACCTACCGCCAGGGGCAGCAGGATGAGCGCCAACGCATGCGCACGCTGATTGACATTCGCATCGACCAGCTGCGCGCCACGGTCGGCATCAAAAACCGCGAACAGCTCTGCGCTGAGCTGCTCCACCTTCGCCAACACCTCGACCTATGAAGCCGCACCAGCTCGACCAGCGACGCGCCGACATGATGGAGAGCCTCTATCAGCACAGCGGCCGCGACCAGCTGCCATACGGCCACCCGCTGCGCAGCACCTACACCGGCCTGTGGGAGGAGTTCGCCCGCGACCTTGCGGCCAACTTCAGAGACACCGACTACGCCGAGCTGTTCGCCAAGGTGGTCAAGGCTATGGACGCCACCGAATCGGTGATGACCGAGAAACAAGCGCAGCAGGCCATTGAGGTCTGCCGCCGGCAGCTGCTGGGGGACAAATGGTCATAGCCGCCAAGATCCGTAACCGCACGTTGAACATCCGCGTGACGGACGAGGAAATAGCCATGGCCAGGAAGATCGGCAACGGCAACGCCAGCCATGGCTACCGCCTGGCTATTCGCTGGATGGCCGACCGCTCGATCAGTGGCATCCCGCTCAGCACCATGTTGCGCGCTGCTGCTGAAATGGCCGCCGACCTTGAACGCACACCCAAGAGAGGAGCACCTTCCCGTGTCTGACCTGGTCAACCACCCGCCGCACTATCAGGTCGGCGCCACCGAGGCCATCGACGTGATCGAGGCTGCAATCGCCAAGGCGCCGGATCCGGTGCTTGGCAACTGCCAGGGGCACATCCTGCGTTACATCTTGCGAATGTGGGACAAAGGGGATCCTGTCGTTAATGCCGCCAAAGCGAGGTGGTATCTCAACCGACTCATTGCCAAACTGGAACAATGATTCCTTTCCTGCCTGGTCTGACCCTGATCGAGCGCCTGGCGCTGCGGATCCTGTGCCGCAGCCCGCGCACCAGCTTGGTGGTGCTGAAGGAGCGGAACTTCCCCGCAATCTTCGTCGCCGCTGACCCCAGCGATGCGACGGCTGGCTACGTCACTGATGGGCACGCTGAGCCGGCTTCGATGCAGCTGGAGCGAATCTTCCACCAGCCGAGCTACGGCGAGGACGAATGATCAGTCTGTACGCCGGCCGACTGTTGCTGGTGTGCAGCCGAGCTGATCGAACCTGGCACGCGCGTGTGGTGCTTGGCCCGCGGGCTGAGCATCAGCTAGAGGCTGACACCGGCACGGTGCAGCTGCAGGAGGCGCTGCTGCGGGCGCAGTCGATCTTCCGGGCCGCGGTGGTGCAGCTGCGGCCAGAGCCAAACCGGATGTGCTGGGATTGCCTCCAGTGGGACATGCGCGTGCAGGGCTGCGCGTTGAACCTGCCAGAGGCGAAGCGTAGTGGCGGGCGATACGCGCCACGGTGCGAGATGTTTGAGCCGGCAATCCGCTCGGCAGACTGAAGGTGGCCGCCAGGTTGCCGTGTCGAAGCGGGAGTGGAACACGCCGGTGCGTGAGCCGTGGAACGTGCTGATCCACCAGGCGCTGCAGGCTGTCGATCGCCACAACATGCTGTGGATCGACTCCGGCGACCGCTGGCACCTCCAGCAGGCGCAAATGCTGCGCGAGTATGTGAGTGGGCTCAAAACCTGGATCCACCAGCAGGAGGGGCGGTGATGTTCGGACCTGAAGTGATCAGCCGCACCGACCGTGATGGCGGCTACATCGAGGTGCTGCTGCCGGCTGAGAAGGGAGAGGTGTATTACCGCAGCTGCGTTGGTGGGATCTGCCGGTACAGCTCGGACTTGTTCCAGGCTGAGATCTACCTGAACCAGATGCTGCAGCCATGAAGTATCCCCCGGTCGTGATCTTCGGGCTCACCTGGTTAGGCGGCATGCTGCTCGCCACCATCTGGCTGACGATGTTCTGAGGTGTCGGTGATCCACTGGGCAATGGCCCATTCACCGAGCGCGGACCAGAACGGCTGCTGGCGATACCAGTCCACCCAGGGCTTGTGGCCTTTCTGGCTGTTGCACATCAGGCAGCAGCTGACGAGGTTTTCGCGAACG